CCATGAACTTAGATGCTATGTGTTGGTTTGAATATTTGACCAGGCCGGACACGTGGTAGTCTCCGAACGACTGCAGGGCTTTCCTAGCTCTAACCGCCATGATGCCGTTAGTGCTCTTATCGTGTTTGGTGACTGCGAGGATGTTCTTTCGCGATCTCTCATCTATCTCATCGGTCACGTACCAGAATCTATCGTCACGCCATATTCCCAAAGTAGAACCGTTATAGCTCAATCCGAATATATAGGTCGCGTTTGCGGGTCGTTTGCACGTCTCGAACGGTTTGACGAAAACACCGTCTATATCGAACGTCGATTCAACTCCCGCTAGCATGCGTCCCGATACCGTGTCGTTTCGTTTCTCTCGCGTGTATTCCGCATCCAGCATGTAATGCAATAGGCATGTTTTTCCGTCGTGCCATGTGAACCCCGGTTTCGGGTCGTTGATACCGTATCGGATGAAATAGGGATTCGAGATGTCGCATGCGTTCCCGCAAATGTAGACATGCGGTCTGATGCTCTCATCATCCGCGCGTTCCCTCGATACCGTGTCTACGATCGACGCGAGCGCGATGAACTCGTTTTTAAGATACCTATAGTACTGGTCGCGCCTATCCAGCACACCCTCATCTATTATGATACGCTTGACACGGTCGAACGTGCGTTTCTTTATCTTCTGGTATTGGGTCAACGCTAGGAAATAGCCGATGATCTTCCAATCGGGTTTTTCATCGTTGGTTGGTTTCCGCGCGATGTACATGTGTTTGGAATCGGCCTTGAACACGTAATCTGGAAAATGCCCGTTCCGCTCGATTCTGTCAAAGTAGTTTGCCGACACCGCATCGAGTTCGCTCTTATAGCGCACGATCTCGCAGAACCGAACACCGTCTTTCAGATAATCGCGGATGCACTGTAAACGGAACCCATATGTTTTGCCCATTCCGCGCGGAGTTATGATGATGTTCACATCGGCATCGTAGCTAAGAAGCTTATTCCAATCATAATAGGCCATAGATAACACCCTCTTTCGTGATCTCGTGATATTCGGTTCGAACATCCCTCGAATACTCGCTTCGCATGAACTCGACGTTTTCCATGTTCGCGCGTTTCGTCGTGTCTCCAATCATCCGCCACGCTGGATAGAGCGCGATGGATTCAGGCTCTATCACATGTGCTGCCGTTCCTGTGTGGTCTGTGATGTTCTCGCGTATCCGGTCGTTTGGTTTCGGCCTGTAATGCTGCAGGCTATGCGCTATATCGAACGATATGTTCGTGTTATATCCCATCACATCGAACGCGCTCTCGATGCCCTTATCGGTTGCGACATCATCCAGCACGTCGGTTATGTTCCGCATCCCCTCGACCTGCGATAATCCCGCGCATGTGACATGGAATCTCCCATCGTAGCTGATACGCGCTTTCGGCCATAGTTCCATATGGTGCGTGTATGGCTCATCCGTCTCGACCTCGAACAATCCCAATCCCGGCATCTCGCTATGATATGGGTTTCCGAGTGTGCGCTCGGTGACCATATCGATAGCGCGTGTGGTCGCTTTGTGCAGCGGTTGCAACGCACACAATATCTCCGATTTGCCCGCATGCGTTTCCAGCTTTATCGAATCGGTATCGCCGCCTAGGATGTTCCCCACATCCGATAAAAGCATCATAGCTATCACGAGATGCATCCGCGAACGCCCGACTATGCGCATGCCGTAGGTATATAGCACGGTCTGTTTCCTCGGTTCGCGTTCCTCGAACGTGTCAGCGTTCACGATTGTCTCGCAATCGACCGCTACCGTTCCATCCTCGACGGTGAAATCGGGGCGATACAGATCCATAGCCTGGGTGCCGTATATGCTATTATACATTCCCTTGACGGAGCCATTGTAATAGCGGTTCAGGTCGTTTCCGCTCATCCCGTTATAGTCCTTGCCCTCTTTTATGGCGCGTTTCACATCCGATTTAAGACGGTATAGGTGTTGGCTCTGCAGGGTGATGTAATCAGGTGGGATCTGTGTCGCTGCAGTGCATTCCCCGAATATAGCGGTCATGGAATCCCATTCATACACCTGCGCTATCGACCATAGCTCGTATTCGGTGAGATGCAATATGCAGCGATCCGCGCGGTAGAGTTTCCCGAACGCAAATGTCGGGTTTTCCGCGCGGTCTTTCCATCCGCTCATCTTCAAAGATCTCTCCAGCTGGAATTGCCCTTCGTGATAGGTGTAATCCGATTGTGTCTGGATCTTGAATTTAGCGCGTGGGATTATCGCGATTCCGTCGCGCTCGAACACGCTGCCGCTCTTCAATCTCAATCCGGTGAACTCTATTCTCATGTGGAACGCGAACCAGAACGGTTGCTCAAAATGCTTCAATACCCATTCTAGGCGTGTGCTTGCGACCGATTCCGCGACTCGCTGACAATCTTCGACAGGTGCGTTGAAGAACCGCACGGGTAATCTCATGCCGTTGATGTGCGCATGATGCATCGATGTCACGTCGAGCGAATGCACGCTATGTCGGATCGTCGATGCATACCGTGCAGCGGTGAATGTTAGGCCACCGCGAAAACATGTCTTTCGGAGCGCATATGAATCGAAATCAGGCGGTTTCTCCTGCTCGCAGAGTTTTCCGAACAACCATTCAAGTTTGCGTTTACCGTGCGTTGTCGGAACCTTGACTTGACCGATGCGCGATGCCGCCAACCGTCTAACGATAGAGCTCTTAGTTATGATCCTGAATCCCAGATCTCCTGGCTCTATGAAATCATGTATAGTCCGCAAGTACTGCAGGTACATGATTATGATTATCACGTCATGGGATGCATAGCGTATCTCATCGGATGTGAGCGGTGTTTCCGGTGTGCGCATGAGATCGTAATTCCACGATCCCGTTAGCTTCGGGACGTTCGCAACCTCACCCATTGCATAAAGACCGACCGTCTCCAAATGAAACACATCCCAGAAACGTAATAGAACGGTGTCTCCGCGCATAAGATCCAGCGTGTAGATGTTCGTCGATGTCTGCGCGGTGACGCGCATATCGTAACGCTCCGAGAGCATGCCGATTATCGGCTGCAGGTCGAACATGAGGTTGTATGCGCAGATAACCGGGATGTAACCGCGCGGTTTCGCCGCGAGTTTCACGAGATGCGAGAACCATTCATCGGTATGGCGAAAGAAGCGGACGCGATGCGTTAGCGCGTCATATGATGCGCGGTCGATGTCAACCGACTCGACATCTATGAAAATGTGCAGCACGGGAAACGCTCGCCAGCCGTTTTCCGTCGGCATGTTGGTCGTTTCGGTGTCGAATGCCCCTATGATCTTATATCGCCTCTTATCGAACATCGGCTATCCCTGCAGGTTCATCGGTATGATCTTCAAGATAACCGCTCTGTATCTATCCTGCTCGGCTGTCTCGCTGTCCTCGTCCTCGGTGCCGTGCAGCTGTCTAAGAGCGTCCTGTGCTTCCTCGGTGCTCATCACCGTATTGTAGATGTCATACAGATCGTTCGAGCCGAATGCATCCATGATCGCATCTAGGCGTTCGCCCGTGGGCAAACCCTGCCATGCTTCCTGTGTGAGTCTCATGAACACGCTCACGCTGACGGAATCCATCGTTCCGACCGCATTCCCGCTGTTCGCTACATCCCATCTGAACTGCTCTTTACGACTTAGAACGTTCGGATCTAGGCTTCGTTCCGCTCTACTGGTCGCACGGCCTAGAACATCCAGCACATCGCCCGCATAGCTCTTCGTCTTGCGGTTGTATTTGGCTTGTGCTAGCGCGGTGTCGATGCTCTCCAATTCATCGTATAGAGCGCGTTTGCTGGATGTGGGTCGCGTTAGCTCGCTCTCCAACCGTGTTCGCCGTCGTTCCAGTTTCCTACGCGCGTTCTGCACCTTGCGCGACAATTCGCGCGGTGTCAGGTTCGCCGCCAAGGATCGTATAACACCGCCTATCATCTCATCATCTCCATCGTCGTATTGAACCGGTCTGTCATTTTCCGATGGTCGCACCGGCCTTCTAAATAGCGTTCGCAGTTCACGCATTTCGGTTGCTTCGTGCAGTAATACAGATCGTTCGCGATACGTTTGAGCTGTTCGATCTGTTTCTCATATCTTCGAACCGCTTTGTCGAATGCGCTCTCATCCATGTAATCACCCCGTATCCAGCCGCACCCCGTCAAGATTGACGGGGTGCGGTATCGTGCAATATCGAAGAATTTGTTTAGATCAGGCTGAGCTTCTTGATCGTGTTCCCGTTCCTGAGCGTCTGTTCCTTGCACACGCACTTGATGCCCTGCCCGTTGTTCAGACCGTTTTCGGGATGCGTGGGATCGAACCAGAGCGAGACCATGCGCATAGCCGAATTATACACGCCCTCGGACTGGGAGAAATAAACGGATCCATCCGCATCGATGAGAGCGACGTTAACGCACGGCTTATCCGCAGAGCCGTCGCGGCTCTTTCGAACGCCGGGGAACGTGAGGATATCCACGATCGTGAGCGTCGCACCCATCACGTCGTTGAGGGAGATCGCATCGGAGAGCGCATTATATGCCTTGACCTTCGCTGCAGGATCGGACATGTTGAGAGTGGAGACGAACTCGCCGTTGATCTGGATGGCATCGCCGTTGTCGGTGTTATCGATGGTCATGATGTCGGTAGTCATGTTTATCGTTCCTTTCATAGAATCATTATGAGTATCTTGATTATGCTATAGGCCATTGCTGCAGAGAGCACAACCCAGCCAGTTAGATAGAGCAGGTTGTCGCGCTGCCGCCTATTCATCGATGGTCGTGAGCGGGTCTGTCTGCTTCTCGATGTTGTGATAGCTGCAGATCGCATCGAATGAGATCATCAGGTGATTCGCCATCTGCGCATACAGCTCGCGCACCGTCGATTCATCCTGATAATCGCAGATGTAATCGAGCACCGCATCGAAGAAGATGTTAACGGACTTGTCCATGCTGTTCAGTGCGGTTCTGTAGTATTGCAGACCCTCGATGTTCTCATCGTCGTTGACTATCAGGGTCAAACCTTGTTTCGTCGTTTCCCTTAGCATTTCGCGTTTCCTTTCGTCTAAAGCTGGCAACCGGGTATCTTGCAATCAGATCATAAGCATCACCCCTGGGACTGGGTATCGGGTCGAGCGCGGTTTCGGACATTACATGCAAGATTGCTACGCACGGAGGGGATTAGTTTTGACAGATGCATCCGCGCTTTCTAATCGATGTTAAGGAACAGATCCGTGATGATGACATAGAGTTTCGAGTAATCGTTCGCGGAGATCTGCCTGACCTCGCGATCGAACAGGATGCCCGCATCATTCAGGCAATCGAGCACGTTACCCTTATAGATCACGTTCCCGGATGCTTCGGACACGATGTAGACGGTGTGGCCGATATTAGCGATCTCCAGAACATCCAGCAGGGTGATTTTCCGTCGCTTATCGCTCATCGGTATCACCGTTCCTCTTGAACATGTCGTTGACCATGAACGACACATCTGCGAGAGCCGCATGATATGCGCTCTTATAGAGCATCTCGCGGCTCTTCAGCTCATGAGCGTTCCGAGAACCTGCTCTGATGATTCTCTCATCGGTCATGTCGAGTTCATCGATCGCAGAGCTCAACGCCATGATGATGGAGACGAAATCGAGCGTTCTTATGTCTTGCATTTCCGTTCCCTTTCTCTTAGCTTTCAATCCTGCAACGTTCGCCGGTTATCGATAACCGGCGAACGTCAGAGCGATCGCATACATGCGGATCCATTTTGCGCACTCCAGAGCGAACTCATTATTGCACTCTCTTTCACAATCGCAGATCCCATCGAGGTACGAGATGAACGAATCGAGCCGTTCGGGTCTCTCGGTAAATTGCTTATAATCGCGTGCGGTCTCGACTGCAGTGATTGCAGCATCGATTCCATCCTCTTCGCGATATTTGGTGTGCAGCGAATCGATAACATCACCGATGTACGTATCCATCATTTCTTGCCACTCATTCTTTTTCATTTCCGGCTCCTTTCGTTAACGGTCTTTCCCGTGCCTTTAGTATGGCACGACATGCCGCCTGGAGAACTATACAGATGGTTTCACGATGAATCGATTATTAGCTTGCAAAAGAAAATCCCCGGTGCTAACCGGGGATTTTTCATCACTCATCGTCGTGCTTGAATATCCGCATGAACCGCGCATCGGTGAGTTCCGGTGTTATCTTGCATAGGTTCTCCAGTATCGACGCGATCTCGGTCAGGCATATGAACGCGCAAACCGGGATCTGAATCGGAACCGTGAAACCCAGGTCGATGAACGACAGCGACCATTCGCACACGATGCCAAGAACAATAGCGAGCACGAAACCGCACTTATGATATAGGCCGGTTTTCATCTTCGATGAATCGACGCATTTGTTAACGCATGCAGCGACGAAGCCCGAAACCACATCGAGCGCGATGAACGCGAGCGTGATGATGATTACCATGATATGGATCTCCGGGAATTCCAATTCCATCACTCCAAAATCTCATTGACGCGCTTTTGCACGGCATCGGCGAACCAATCGCCGAGTTTCCGCTTTCGCGCGTCACCGTTTCCCCATTTTCCCGCTATGACCTCGCGGGCGATCTTATCGATGTCGATTGTCTTTCCCACGGTAGCCACCTTATCGTTTTTAGATGCCGTGTCCGCTTTCCCGTTGTAATGCAGGATGAACGACCACGGATAATCGTAGTACGCATGTCTATAGGCTTCGCGCCCTGTCTGATCTCCGACCTTGCCCCCGTATGCGCCTTTATTCTCATTCTGGGAGAATTCAGTCAGAACATCGGGGTACTGGGTCTGGCACATCGCGACATGCGATCCCGGCTTGATGTAGAGATCTCCCGGTTCCGCTAGGAACGACATCGGTTTCTTAACGAACAGACCGGATGCCATGAACACATCGGCCATATTGCCCGTATACGTGGCACCGTCGAGCATATGCGCGTATCTGGTACCCGCTAGCGCGGCTTTCCATGCGGCTATGACAGACGATGAGCAATCATAATCGCCCGCTTTCACCTTCCACGACACCCCGTCGGTTTTACCCGATAGGGTGCCGTGTCCGGTCTGTCCCCAGCGGGAACCGGCGGTCATGGTATAGCCGAAACGCGAATCAGCGCACATCGCCGCATGTATCGCGGCCGCGATCTTCCCATAATCCGCCATATCCGCTACTCCGAATTGAGAGCGAACGGCATGTTCATAGTGATTCGCGCGTTCGCATCGCCCGTGAGCGTGATGGTTGAATTGATGATGTCGCACTGTCCATACACGAGAGTGCGCGTGTTATTCGACAATCCCGCAGGTGTCGTAAGACCCCACGTGAGCATCGCGATCTTATTGGGAACGGTGATAGTTGCCTTTCCATTCGCATCCAGATCGGTGATACCGGTCAGAACCCAACGACCGTTCGAGTTCGTTACGAATATGTTGTTATACGGATTGCTCGTACTTGACGTGCAGTTGATGCGCCTGAAAATTGTTCCGCTCGAACCGCTAAGAGCCGAGAGAACACGCGACGCGATCGCCATATGGCCGGATGCGTTAGGATGCCCGTTTCCACCGAACCACGACGTTTGACCGACCAGCCAATCGAGCGTGTTGATGAACGTCACGCCGGTCTGCATGCATGCGTGGTAGATCTGCTGCACGAGCGCGAAATCGCATTTGTCCGCGCTCTCGACCGCGAACGAAACCCACGTGTTCACACCCATCACGACGATCTGCGATTTGGGGAACAGAACCTTGGCATGCTCGATTACGCTGATGACGGTTGCCTGCAGATTCGTCATATAATTGAAATCGTTTCTACCACCGAAGATGAAAACGTATCTAACGGTATCATTGTCGAATGCGGTGTCATTGGCCGCGCTATCAACCTGCGCGTAGAACTTGGGTGCGGATGGATCGTTGTAGCCGGTGCCGCCAACCGCATAATTGTGCGGATTGAGATTCAGCTGTTGCGCGACCTTGACCCACCACAATTCACTTGCAAGGGCATCATAACCGGTGGTCGAATAGCTATCGCCGATGATAACCATTTCGGTTTGCAGAACGCTCATGCGGTCGTTCAGAAGCGTGATGCGATCGTCGAGCGAGTTATCCGCGAGTTCGCGTGCATCGCGCTCATCCGTGATAAGGCCGGTAACACGCTCGATCTCGCTCTGACGTGTGCCGGTCTCGGTTGCGATCTGGTTGGAGAGACCTGGGATCGTGGTGCCTTCCAGCGTGTCGAGTCTGGTTTCGGCACGTTTTGCAGTCTCGACCGCATTGTTCGCAGCCGTGCTTATGATCGTCATATCATCGGTGATGGTATGCATGCGGGTATCGACCTTGCGCATCGCCGCATTATACTGATCTCGGAGATTCGGTTTATCATCATCCGCATAGAGATCGAGATTATAATACGGGGTGTATTCGGAAGCCATATGATTTCACATCCTTTCATCTAGTTATAGTAATACTGCGGTGCGAACGTATAGGTATGCTCTGGCGTGGTCTTATCGAGGGAACGCGAGATAACCGCAAGCCCCTTGCAATTGAGACCGCATTCCGCGAGTTCGGCGACGGTGACATCGTTCGCATCGCACCAATCGTTGAACTGTGCGATCGTCATGGAATGAATCGTCACATCCGCGAACATATCGCGTTGAGCATCCGCGCTATCGGTGTAGTAACCGTGCTGCACATCCCATACGAGCTGCGAATCTCCGAGTTGGTCGATTAGCTCTCGCAGCTCCGCAACCTCTTTCCGGATCTCCGCGACCTGGCCATCGACGTAATCGACGGTCGCGAAATCCAAATCGGTCACATAGCTATAGAGCCTATCCACGTATTCGCGTAGCCCGTCGAGGTTGCGGTACAGCCACTTGATGAGCTCTTCTTGTGTCGGGATGTCGAAATACGCTTTCGGTATCACCGGCGTGAACATCGTCAGAAAACGGTTAAACGGCCATATGAGCATAATTAATCACCTCGTTTCATCAACTAGAATCCGTTAAACGAGACCGTGGACAGACAGCTGAAAACGGGGCGAACATCGTCTAACAGCATCGCATCCACATCATCGTAGTATTTGACCTTGGCGGCTATATCGAGGAAATTACCGGTCTGCAGCGTCTCCGATTCGGTATCGTTGCCCGCGCTGGCGTAATCCTGATTCTGACCACCTAGCATTGTCTGCGGGAAATCGGAGTATATATGCCGCGACTTATGATAGGTGTCCCCGATCTCCATGATGGAAACGCCATCGGCTAGAGCCTGATAGAGCATCTTGTAAACAGGCATCCGCTCATCGATGATGCGCATCAGTTCCATATGCCATCGCTTGAACGGCATTATGCCCAACTCGTGATACCAGTACCGATACTGGAATTTCTTCCAGAACCTATCGCGTTGCTCATCATCGAAGGAATCGAAATCCCACAACTCATCGGAGAAATCGAGCGGCGCGTCGATTATCAGCTCTCCCAGCTTGATCGTGTACGACCCGTAATAGGTGTTATCGATCGCACCGTATTCAAAACGGTCTATCGTTGCCATCACTTTCCCAGCCTTTCGAGAATCGAACCGGCGTTATTCGCGAGATTATAGTTATCGCTAAGGTTGTCGGCGTTCCACGTGACGAATATCTCGCGATCGAGCATGTTGAAGAAACGTTCGTTGATATAATCCGCACCCTCATTGCGGCAAGTCAGCCCATCGAGCGCGATGATGTTTGACGGTGCCGAATGGCTCTTTACCTCATCCTCGATCATGCGCTCGGACTTGAACGTGAGATTCGGGATACCAAGACCGTTATAGACACGGTTCCATGCGTTCATCTCCGCTGCGGTCAATTCGGCTCCGAGGAACTGCACACCGGTCGAGAGCGTGACCGGCTGGAATTGCTCGAACCCCTCTGTAGCGATGATGGCAGGCTCATACCCGGCCATTTGCTTGACAACGTTGAGTGCTTGATTCTCCATGCTCTTCGGACATACGAGGATATAGGGTGTTTTAAGATGAAACCGGTTAACCTGCGCGGTTCGCGTGATATCCGTCAGTTCCCTAGCCCAGAGATTGACCCTGTTGATTATCGGGATCCTCTCGCGGTTATCGAACACGATTATGCCGCTCTCGCGGTCTGCCGGGTACGTCGAGCCGTTTACACCGATGCACCGCCATTTGACGGGATCACCGTTTATGTTGAGGTTCCCGACAGCTGCATACGATGTCGCGAAGAACGCGCCGGGTATCTTTCGCGGGAACGCGATCGACACCGATGCGTTATATAGCAGCTCCAGCTCGATGATGCGCTCGCTCACACCGTCTGGAAGATTATGCCACTTGAAACGGTTGGTGGCGAGCGCGATGATCTCGCGCCGGAACGCATCGAACATACGGTTGTTATAGGACGGCGATTGCCAGTACATCTCCTGTCTGGAGATCTGCCGCTCGTTCCTGTTCTTATTGCTCATAATCAAGCACCTGCAATTCGAGCTGCTCGCGTTGCGCCGCATAGAGTTTCGTCAATTCGTTCTGCTGTTTGACGTATGCGTTTATCAGCTTGCGGTTAGATGCGGCTATCTCATCCTGTCGTTTGGTCGATTCGGTCTCGACCGCGATGAACTCCGCTCGGATGTTTACCAGCCTATCAACCTCATCTTGCGTGAGATGTTCCGTTGTCTGGTAATCGCGCCAATAGCAATACAGCTCGGTATCGCTCAACGGCTCGCGTCCCTCGACCTGCACACGGTCTAGCAGCGTGGTGTTAGTATCGTTGTTATCGGTTGTCATAGATGGATCTCACCCCGATCTCATCGGCATCGCGCCACACGGTCACACCGTTTCGCAGAATGCCCTCGATGTCTATCGCGATCTGATTATAGTACCCACCGACATCGTTAAGCCGAACGTCGGCGGCTTTCCAATACGTGAAACACGGCATAAGGTTGAATCCGTCGAATTCCCATTCGGCATTATAGGCGATTCCATATCGTAGGAAATAATCGCCCGTCTGCGCGATCTCATCATCGGCCTGGGTGACGATCCTGATACCGCATCCCGACAGCTTTCCCGCATTCATCGCGAGATCCCCGGCAACCACACCGGATGAGACGGGATTGTCCGTGATGTGCTTGCGGTACGTTTTGGCATCCAGCTCCCGCGATTGGTCAACCTTGCGTTTCGCTATGGCGATGGCATCGGCTCGCGCCGAACTCGCGTTGCTGTTCGCCGTGTTCCGTGTCGCGTTGCTGTTCGCTTTCGCGGTCGCAGCGCGATTCGCGGCTTTCGTGTTGGCGTTCGTCCCGTTGTTCGCCGTGGTATCTGTCAGCAATGTCGCGTTGTTGTTCGTGATCGTGGTATTCGCATCATTATGGTTCGCGGTCATAGAGCTATCGCATGCGGTGCTATAACCCAGCTTCAATGCGGAATTAGTCACCGTCGCCATCAAATGCGCTACCTCATTGGATAGCGCGACCGCATTGTTCTCGCTGGAAATCGCACCGCCGATGAGAGCCGTACCCGCACCGATGAGATTACCGGTCGCTAGACTAGTGACCACACTGCCGACGGTGTTATTGACGTTCGTCAATGCAGCCGCTGCAGCATCCGCGCTTATCATCGCCTGGGACATATTGGCATCCGCTAAGCGAGAACTGTTCTTCATCGTGAACGAATATGTAACGTCGTTCGTGCTCGCTGTGTTCGCTGCTGCAGCGTTCGCACGCTGGGTCGTTGCACTCAACGATGCGTTCGTGTTCGCGGTGTTGGTATCGTTCGCGGTGTTGGTCACGTCGAGATCCGCCGACCTGTCCGCATTCGCCTTCGCGGTGTTGTTCGAATCAAATGCGTTCTGTACGTTCGTGTTCGCCGGTCTGACGGTATCCTGATACATTCGCGTGCTGTTGTATTCGGCGGCTTTCTGGTCTTGATAGTTCTCGAACGTGAAATCGTAGAATCCGCTACGATACAGCGCGAACGTCGGAATATCATGCCGTACCATATAATCAGACCACGATCCAGCCGGTGCGGTGAACGCGCTAACACCACCTGACACGGATTCGAGATTGTAGCTAGCGGCACCGTTCCCGATACCGTCTGCATAGCAGAGCATCTGCAGCGCGGGAGCCGCCAGAACCGTCTTTCGCTTCAAAGATGCATTCGGTGTCGTGTCCTCGACGCGAATGACGATCTTAGAACCAGCGGTATCGAACAACTCGATTCGAGAATATGGATAGGTATAGAGTTTGGCGATGTGCGAATAACGCGAATCGAATCCGAAATCAGATGTTTCAAACGCGAAATCGGTGATAACACGCTCACGCCCGTTTACGGTGTGAAGAGTGTAATTCCCAACCTGAATAGAATCACCGACGTTGACCATATCCGAATCGAGTATATAGCACGCTGTCAGCTCGCGCATGAACTGTGGCAGGTACACCATAGCCCATGTGAGAAACGACTGCGCATCATCTATATCGATGGCATAGTTGATTAGACCAGTTAGCATGTAACTATCTGGACTTGCACCGGGGAACACCGCTGCAGCTACACCGGAATAATCCCGACCGCCATGCGCCCAGACGTTACCGCTGATCGCATACTGATAGCCGTACCTGGCTTCAATATCTGAATAGGAAACGGTCTGGGGAGTCGCATCGGTCGCGCTTACGAGGTTCGCCAATTGAGCGGGATTCATCGGCAGCGTGAAAACGACGATACGGCTATCGCCGCTATCAGGCGCGAACCTTACGGATCGCTGAAATTCTCGCATGCCGAAATTCACATCTTGCGCAAGCATGCCCCGAGAGTTCTGCAGCGGATTCTGCAGGTACAATTCTGCATCACATCGCGACATCGGCGCATGCCCACGCTCCAATCTCAGATAGCGGATGTGGACGCTGTTTATATACGTTGTCCAAACATCGAGGGAGATCATCGCGCCGGTCGTGCTGGGTGCAAGGTAGCGCACGGACTCGACGAAAAAATAGAATCGCGTGCGGCCAACCTGCGAGTAATCGACTTTCGGATTCGGATAATCAAGGCAGATGTAATTACACCCTCGCATGCGCTCATAGGGAATGGGTAGCTTCAATTCCTGACCGGGAACGAACTGCAGCGCGGTAGGCAGTTGGAACGAATCGAGCGTTTTGGAATCGATGTAGGCATCGCGCAATTCATCCGAATCGAACTGCACGACATCGCGATAATCGGAGTTCCACGGCACATTGCAGACACGGATAACCGCATTTTTTCCCCATTGAGAATAATCATAGTCTATGGAGATCGCTCCGACATCCTGATTATCGAGATACGGAAAACGATCGTTCATGTGATGGAAATGCGCCATTATTCACACGCTTTCGGGATTTTCGGGATTTTCGGGAGTGCTGCAGCCTATACAGCTGCAGCACTCCAAATAATTAACTCTTACTCAATGGCAAAATTCCACGTAATAGCCGACCCATCATAACCAACCGGCATAATCTG